CGGAAAGAAAAAAGATCTCTATATGAAGGGGGTATTCATCGAAGGAGGCGTCAAAAACGCTAACGAACGTGTATACCCTGTTCACGAAATTGAAAAAGCTGTTTCAACTATTAATAACCAAATCAAAGAGGGCTACTCCGTCCTAGGCGAAGTAGATCACCCAGATGATTTAAAAATCAATTTAGATCGTGTTTCACATATGATTACTCAAATGTGGATGGACGGTGCTAATGGATTCGGCAAACTAAAAATTTTACCAACTCCAATGGGGCAGTTAGTTGCTACCATGTTGGAGAGTGGTGTAAAACTTGGCGTATCTAGTCGTGGTAGCGGAAACGTAAACGATATGGATGGCAAAGTAAGTGACTTTGAAATTGTCACTGTGGATATCGTCGCTCAGCCAAGCGCACCAAATGCTTATCCAAAAGCAATTTATGAAGGCATGATGAATATGCGTCATGGTCATAAGATGTTGGATATAGCTAAGGGCGCTCAAGGCGACAGAAAAGTACAGAGATACCTAAAAGACGAAGTGGTTCGTCTTATTAAGGACCTCAAGATTAACAAAGGGGAATAAAGCATGTTTGATGCTATAAAGCCACTACTTGAAAGCGGAATCATCAATGAAGAAACTAGCCAAGCTATCAGCGAAGCATGGGAATCTAAATTGGTAGAAGCTCGTGAACAGGTACGCGCAGAATTAAGAGAAGAATTCGCACAACGCTATGAGCATGATCGTAGTGTTATGGTGGAAGCCCTTGACAAAATGATTACAGAAGGTCTAACAACTGAGATTCAAGAATTTCAAGTTGAAAGACAAGCAATGAACGAAGACCGTGTGAAAGCACAAGTAAAATTACGCGAAAGCGCAACAAAGTTCAATGATTTCATGGTTACTAAACTAGCTGAAGAAATCAAAGAGTTACGCTCTGACCGTAAGATTCAAAAAGAAAGTCAACAAAAGCTAGAGCAATTTATTGTTCACGCTCTTGCCCGCGAAATTAAAGAATTCGCACAAGACAAGCGAGCAGTTGTTGAAGCTAAGGTCAAGTTAGTAGCTGAAGGTCGCAAACAATTAGAATCACTAAAAGCTCGTTTTGTAGCTGAAAGTGCAAAAAGATTGAATGCTGCTGTAACAAGTCAACTAAAGGGTGAGTTAGGACAGTTAAAAGAAGATATCAAAACGGCAAAAGAAAACAACTTTGGTCGTCGTCTATTTGAAGCATTTGCAGGTGAATTTAGTGTTACTCATTTAAGTGAGAAAGCTGAAACTCGCAAAATAATGCAACAGCTAGCGCAGAAAGATCGTCAACTAGCCGAAGCCATCAAGTCAGCTAAAGATTCACAAAAGCTGATTGAAACAAAAGAACGTGAAGTTCGCATTATCAAAGAAAGCAATGTTCGTGAAAAGACATTGACAGAATTGCTAGGTTCATTAAACGATGAAAAAGCAACAGTAATGAAGAACTTACTAGAAAGCGTGCCAACAACAAAATTGAAAGCCACTTTCGACAAATATCTACCAGCAGTTCTAAACACAGGAGCTGAAAAGAAGTCTAAAGCTATTATCAGTGAGAGCGTGGTAGAAGTAACTGGGGATAAAGCTGCCAAACAGGAAGTTGAAGTCGAAGGACGTGATAACGTCATCGATATCAAACGCCTAGCAGGGCTTTAATTTACGACATATATTTAGGAGAAACATAAAATGTCAAAAGTACTATTAGAAAGCCGTTGGGGAGAGACCAAAGAGGCCCTGTTAGAAGGCTTAAAAGGAACTCGCCGTTCAACAATGGGTGTTATTTTAGAAAACACCAAAAAACAACTACTTGCTGAAAGTTCAGCCGGTACAACTACAGCTGGTAACATCGCAACTCTAAATCGCGTTATTCTACCAGTAATCCGTCGTGTTATGCCAACCGTTATCGCTAACGAATTGGTAGGCGTTCAGCCAATGACAGGACCAGTTGGTCAGATTCATACTCTTCGTGTTCGTTATGCTCAGAATTTAATCGACAATTCAGCAGCACAAACATCAGTAACAGCTGGTCAAGAAGCTCTAAGCCCATTCTTAATCGCTCAAGCGTATTCACGCCAGCCTTCAAATGACGCTACAGCTTATGGCTACACTGGTAACAATACTGCTGTTCTAGAAGGTAACGGTGGTCGTCAGATTTCAGTACAAATTCTACGTCAAGCTGTCGAAGCTAAGTCACGCAAGCTACAAGCTCGTTGGACATTCGAAGCTGCACAAGATGCTCAGTCACAACACGGTATCGACGTTGAAGCAGAAATCATGGCTGCTCTAGCTCAAGAAATTACTGCTGAAATTGACCAAGAGATTCTACTATCTCTAGCTACTCTAGCTTCAACTGAGTACACATACAATCAGGCTACCGTATCAGGTACAGCTACATACGTTGGTGACGAACACGCTGCTCTAGCAGTTCTAATCAATCGCGTTGCTAACCTAATCGCACAGCGTACTCGTCGCGGTGCAGGTAACTGGGCTGTTGTTTCACCAGCTTCACTAACTGTTCTACAAAGTGCTACAACATCAGCATTTGCTCGTACAACAGAAGGTACATTCGAAGCTCCAACAAACACCAAGTTTGTTGGTACACTAAACGGTGCAATGCGTGTATTCGTTAACTCTTACGCTCCTGACACACAGCCAGTACTAGTTGGTTACAAGGGTTCATCAGAGACAGATGCGGCAGCTTTCTATTGCCCATATATTCCTCTAATGAGTTCTGGTGTTGTTCTAGATCCTAACACCTTCGAACCAGTAGTTAGCTTTATGACAAGATATGGCTACATAGAACTCACTAACACGGCCTCAAGTTTCGGTAATGCTGCCGATTATGTTGGGGAAATAGCCGTTCAGAACCTTACGTTTCAATGAAATCAAG